ATATAGCTCTGACCTGCGGTTATATATACTGTGTTACACATCACATTCTAAAAGCGAGAAATCGAGACCGTTTCCTGCCTTATATATAGTAGGGGAGTAAAACGGGGAAGCTGTGTTTTACGACCCTCGGTTGGCCTCTAGCGAGGCCCCTAGGCCGAGTTAAGTATTACCCCTCATTTCGCTGTAGCTCAATCGGGCGCTAAGCCCGAACTGCTCTAGTAATTTTAGTCGGGATAGTTCTATCTATAGCCTAGATGATATACTCAGCCTAGTATAAAGAAATGAGCATTACGGCCGATGAGACGTAACTACACAGAAGCAGAACTAGATCTTCAGGCAAGCTCCAGTAAAAAGTACTGGGACAAGTATAAAGCAGAGCGAGAATCCCGTCGCCTCGATGCACGCCGCTTAATCGCGGCAGCAATACTAGTAGAGGAAATGAGACGGGCAACTGATGGCAGAGAACTCAGCTGATATAGCCAAGCGCATCCTATTGGGATGCGTAGCAGAAGGTATGACCATAGACGCGGCTTGTTCCTCGGCTGGTAAATCTATGAAGACCTACGAGTACTACCGTAGGACCGATAAGGTATTTGCAGACAAGATTGATCGTACTAGGCTCGGCCTGAAAGACAAGCAGTTCCAGGGCGGGGACGTTCACGATATTGACTTCGTGGAATTTAGACAGCGCTTCTTGCACAGTAGAACCTTTGACCACCAGAAGAACATCGTAGATGTTATTGAAGGTCGAGAGCCAGGGTGGATGCACCCAGCTATGAAATTTGAAAAAGGTGTGGCTAATAACCGCATCCTTGTAAACATCCCGCCTAACCACGCCAAGTCAATGACCATCACCGTTGACTACGTCACCTGGCAGGTAGCACGCAATCCAAACTTTAGAGTCTTGATTGTATCCCAGACGCAGCGATTAGCTGCTGACTTTCTCTACGCCATCAAGCAACGCTTGACACATCCAATGTATGCAGACCTTCAAAGTGCTTATGCTGCTGGCGTAGGGTTTAACTCTAAGACCGCTTCTTGGCAAGCAACCCGCGTCACCTTTGGTGATGAGCTTCGTGAGTCTAGCGAAAAAGACCCAAACATCGAAGCAGTCGGTATCGGCGGTCAGATTTACGGCAAGCGTGCCGATATGATTATTGTAGATGACGCAGTCACAATGTCTAACGCTAATGACTTTGAACGACAGATCAAGTGGCTTACCCAGGATGTACGCTCTCGTCTTAACCCTACTGGTAAGTTAATTATTATTGGTACTCGTGTAGCCTCGGTAGACCTATACCGCGAGCTACGCCAAGAAGATAGATACCCAGGTGGCTTAGTCCCTTGGACTTATCTTGCTATGCCAGCTTTGCTTGAACCAGATGAAGACCCTGACAAGTGGGTTACTCTTTGGCCTAAATCAGATGCTCCCTTTGATGGACAAGAAGTAGCTGAGCAAGATGAAGATGGCTTGTATCCTAGATGGTCCGGTAAGAACTTATATAACGAACGTCAAGCTATGGATACTAGTACCTGGGCTTTAATTTACCAGCAGCAAGATGTATCTGAAAACGCAGCCTTTGATCCGGTATGTGTACGCGGCTCTATTGACGGTATGCGTAAGTCTGGCAGATTAGAGATGGGCCATCCAGGCCATCCTAAAGATTTGAACGGCTTTACTTATATCTGCGGTATGGACCCAGCAATCGTGGGAGATACAGCAGCTGTCTGTTATGCAGTAGATAGAGCAACTAGTAAGCGCTACATCGTAGACGTAATGAAAATTACTAGACCTAGCCCACAGCAGATCCGCGACATCATCTTTAACTGGACTTCGCTCTACAGCCCGTCCGAATGGATTATTGAGAAGAACGCCTTTCAGGCTTTCCTTACTCAAGATGAAGGCATCCGTCAGCATTTGGCTACACGCGGTGTTATCTTACGTGAGCACCATACTGGTAACAACAAGTGGGATTCTGGATTCGGTGTAGCTTCTATGGCTACTCTCTTTGGTACTAAGCAAGTAGATGGTAAGCACCATCGAGATAACTTGATTCACTTGCCTAGCGATCAAACCGAGAACGTGAAGTCTTTAATTGAACAGTTGATTACTTGGACACCAACCACTAAGGGTAAGACCGATATGGTGATGGCTTTGTGGTTCTGTGAGATTAGAGCACGCGAGATGCTCAACTATGGTCAGTACGCTACGCACCACTTGAAGAACCCGTTTCTATCACGGTCAGAACAATCCAAGAGAGTTGTTGTCAACATTGATGAAATGATTGCAGCACAAAACAAAACATTCGTATAAGGAGACAGCAATGGCATTAACACCAAGTTACACAACCTCAACTGAGGCCACAGAAGTAGAACAAACTTATATTGACAAGGGCGCTGTAAAGATGCCTCAGGTCAACCCAATGGTAGATGCAAAATATATGGCTGCAAAGGCACAAGCTCTTGCAACAGATAAGGTCGAATGGCCTACTCACGTAGCTGGACTAACTAACTAATGGCTGGCGCATACAAGAAGCCAGTAGCTAAGACAACACCTACTCCAAAGCCTAAGACACCTGCTAAGCCAGCGATGCCAACAAAGCGTCCAGCAGTAGGTGCTGACAAGTCAGCCCAGAAGAAATACGGTTCCAGTTCTTGGAACAACGGTTACACTAACTAAGGATTACAATGCTAACAATCAAAGAGGTTACTGCTAAGGTAACTCGCTTACAGACCAAATACGCAGCGCGTGATGGTCGTATGCGTGATGTCCTTTCGGTACGTCAGGGAGACATCTCTAAGGTCTACCCTTCTATGTTTTCAGAGGACTATCCAAAGCCTCTGGTCGCAAACATTATTGACGTATCTGCACGTGACCTCGCTGAGTCAATGGCTCCACTACCATCATTTAATTGCACAGCATCTAATATGGTTTCAGACTCAGCACGCAAGGCGGCAGATACTCGTACCCGCATTGCAAATTATTATGTAGATCGCTCTGAACTAGGCGTACAGATGTATACCGGTGCAGACTGGTACAACACCTACGGTATGTTAATTGGTCGCGTTGAACTCGATTACGAGAACAACAATCCAATTATGAAGATGATTAACCCATTTGGTTCTTACCCAGAGCTTGACCGCTTTGGTCGTTGCTTATCGCTGACACAAATCGTTGGTATGGATGCACAGACTCTGGCTTCCTTATACCCAGAGTTCTACCGCGAGATTGTTGGAATGAACCAGTTTACTCCAGGTTCTCCATATCTATCTTTGGTTCGCTACCACGACAAAGACCAAGACCTTATCTACTTACCAGAGCGTAAGGATTTAGTTCTATCTAATACACCTAACCCAATTGGTGAGTGTATGGTCCGTGTTGCTATGCGTCCATCTATTGATGGCGAAGCACGTGGTCAGTATGACGATGTACTAGGTGTTCAGTTAGCCAGAGCACGCTTTGCAGTGCTACAAGTACAAGCTGCTGAGAAATCTATTCAAGCACCTATTGCTATTCCACAAGATGTGCAGGAACTGGCCCTTGGTCCAGATTCTATTATGCGCTCTTCACAGCCACAGAACATCCGTCGTGTTCCACTTGATCTACCACCTGGCATCTTTGCTGAGTCTGGGGTCCTTGAACGTGAACTACGCACCGGTGCTCGTTATCCTGAAACTCGCGGTGGTAATTCTGATGCGTCTATTGTTACAGGTCGTGGCGTACAAGCTTTACAAGCTGGCTTTGATACACAGATTAAGGCAGCGCAAGCGCAGTTCGCACGTATGTTCGTGGAACTTGTTGCCCTTTGCTTCAAGACTGATGAAAAGATTTTCGGAAGCCAACTAAAAGAAATTCGTGGCGTTGACGACGGCACACCATACACAATGAAGTACGTGCCTTCTAAGGCAATCAATGGTGACTACACCGTAGATGTTCGTTACGGCATTATGTCTGGTATGAATCCAAACAACGCAACTGTCGCACTATTGCAGATGCGCTCAGATAAACTCATCTCCCGTGATTATGTACGCCGTGAACTTCCTATTGAGATTAATGTAACTCAGGAAGAGCAGAAGGTTGACATCGAAGAGATGCGAGATGCACTACGTGCAGCTATTGGACAGACTGCCCTTGCAATTCCACAGATGGTTGCACAAGGACAAGATCCTTCCAAGATACTTAACTCATTTGCAGAAATGATTAAAGGACGTCAAAAAGGTTTAACTATTGAAAGTGTTGTGGAGAAGGCGTTTACGCCTGAACCTGCAGCCGCAGCTCCAGAAATGGGGATGCAACCTCCAGCAGCAGGTATGGCTCCCGCCCCTGCCTCGCAGCCAAGTATGGAACAACCTGGCGGTGTAGCCCCTGCTGCTGGCGGTGCCCCACAAGGAAAACCAGATATTGCATCATTGCTCGCATCAATCGGCGGCGCGGCATAACTTCTAGGGAGGTGAAATATGAAAAAAGGAACACAGGCAGCAGCTCCAATGTCAAAGCCAACTGAAGGCGCGATGGGAGCGCAGACTAAGGTGTCAGGTGGAAAGGTAACAATCCCTTTCGCTGGAGCACCAAAGCCAGGCAAGATGGTTAAGAAGTCTAAATAACTTTATTAGTAAGGAGTGCCGGACGTGCTAAATCACGAAGACAAGGTTCCACGTCCGGTACGTCCTACTGACGGACTAGTTATATTTACAGAGTTTATATTTAACATTTGCCAGGTAGTAACTGGTTTAGCAGAATCAATAATGGAACTATCCATTTACCACTCAAACAGAGAAACCAAAGTTAATAAGATTTGGGATGAGTTCTCACAAGATTTAGAATCAATACAGGAGGATACAAATGGCGATTGAAGATCGCACTAACCCTATGCAGGGTGTATCAGGTCCTGGCTCGTACGCAAAGCGTACAGACTTAAAATACAAGTCACAGTCTTATGGTGACGGAGTTGCATACAATGCAGCTAAATCAGGTGCACCACTTCCACAAGCAAGTGGAGTAAAAACTTCAGAAGCACCTGCAGTTCCAACCGAAGCAGCTGGCCCAGTAACTTCTCTTTACGCTCCAACAGAGCGCCCTAATGAACCAATTTCTGCTGGTGTTGATGTCGGCCCAGGTCCAGGTTCTAGCGCACTAGGTATGCAACCAGCAGTTGGTAAACTTTCAGATACTCTTGCAATTCTTCTTCCCTATGACACTACAGGAGAAATCTCCGTTCTCTATCAGAACGCTCTATCAAGAGGACAATAGTGGGAACAACATCAAATAACATTAAGGCTATTGCTGCAACGACGTCTCTGACGCCAGAGCAGATGGCTCAACTTAACGGCTTTACTAAAGCTCTTGACACTCATCAGAAGTTGTCTGCTTTACCTGCCGATGCCGCAAAGCAAGAATACTCAAAGCTAACTCCTGCACAACAGCAATCACTTAAAGATCAATTTGGTAACATTGATAAGAAACGTGGCTGGCTAGGCACAGCTCTTCATTACACAGTAGATCCATTACTTACTGCAGTTGCAGCCCCAGTAAAACTTGCTTTCAAAGGTGTTACTGAACTTTCAGATTTAACTACACGCTTGTACCGTACCGGTGCTATTGCAGTAGATCAAGGTGTTGCACCTTTCGGTAAAGGTAACGCTTGGGATATTGCTAATGATAAAGGCGATAACGTATTTAGTCCTAATCGTATAGCAGCAGCACAAAAACTTTACGGTACAGATATGATGAATGTGGCTCAAAAGGTTGCATCCGGTATGACTCTCGATGAGATTCTTGCTACTGGTACCGAAGGTGAGAAGCAAATTGCATCTGCTGCAGCACAAAAGAAAGACAAACTCTTTCAAGAAGCATTAGATGCAGCGCAAGCTGCTAAGTATTCTCCAGGACGTATGATTGCCAACGCAGTCCTTCCTGGTTCACTAGAAGGTTCTGGCGTTCTTTACAAGACTATCTCTGGTCTTGGAGATGCAGCCTTTCGTATCTTTGCAGACCCTACGCTTCAACTTGGTAAAGCCAAGAAACTCTACGATGTATCTAACTACGCACTTAAAAACATTGTTGGAGACGCTGCTAATGTTGAAAAGGCTTTCCAAAAAGCAGGCGTACAACGCTTTGATAAAGACTTTACGGCAGCATTAACTAACTACAAGAAAGCACAAGATGCTTTCAAGGGTGGTTCAGTAGCAAGTGAAGAACTATTTAACGCTACCACTGCTCTCAAGCGTATCGCTCCAGAGTTTGGTGATGACGTAATCAAGGCAATGCTTGATAATGGTGTAGTAGAAGCCGGTACTATTAAACAATTCCTTGCTAATTCACAAGAAGCAATGCCAGTATTTAATGGGCAAGCTGGTCGTCAAGTGCAATTACTGCCTCGTATGGATGCAGCACGTCAAGCTCGTATCGCTGCACAGACTATTGGTAACAAGGTTATTCGTTTTGATAATGCAGGCAAGCGTGTATCTCGTGAAATCTTTGGAGATACTATTACACCATCAGGTGTAGAAGCTCGTTTGCTTGAAAAGACTGCGTTCCTAGACTCTCGTACAGGTCTTCCTGCTAGCGCTAATACTCCACCAGAGTATTTATTCCAAACTACTGCCAGCAAGATTGGTGCAGTAGAGACAAAGACAGCTAAGTTACGTGATGATAACGGTTTCCGTATGCCACTTAACTATGTTCAAGATCGTATTGACCGTTTTGCCGCTAAGTTCTCAAAGGTTCCATTCTTTAAGGATGACTTCTTTGACCCAAATGCACCAGATGCAGCTGAAAAGGTTTACCAGTTAGCACGTCTTGCCAATACACGCTACAACTCTCGTATGTTTGCAGAGGCTTTCAAAGCAGGAGACGAAGCCCAGAAGCGTAATATAATGATGGGTGTATATAACACTGTTGCAGAGATTCGTGGTCTTAATAAGACTCCAGGACTTGGCAATATCCTTGATGATTTAACTAGATCTTCACGTGAGCAGTTGTTTGCTCCTTCAGTTTTACTACGCGATAAGAATGGCAAAGCTGTTCTTGATGCTGCTGGCGAAAAGACTTACTTAAAGCCATCTGAGTTTAACAATCAACAGTTTGCTATCTTTGATTATCAACTAGCAACTGGTATGTCTGTACCTAAGGTACAAGAACTTGATGCAATTGTAGGCAAAGCCCAGGTAATGGGTCGTATTATGGGTTGGTCACATACAAAGTGGGCACAAGATATTACATCTGCTTGGTCATTCTTGACATTAGCAGGTCCTCGCTTTGCTGTACGTAACTCTATTGAAGATTTAATGGTCCACCTTGCAGTTGGTGACGGCGTATTTGGTGTAGTTGCCGGTAAGCGCCTATCTAGTAAACTTCGTTTAGGCCAAGGTGGCGATAGTCTTAGTATGATTGGCAAGTTGGTCACAAAGAAAGACCGAGCTTTGTACCAAGAAAAGCTAGCAGCAGCAGAAACCGTACAAGATGCACGCAAGATTATGGCAGATGCTGTAATGAGCGACAAGTACCTTGGTAAATTAGATCCTGCAGCTCGTGAGATTATTGCTGAAATGGCACAACACGGTCAGATTGACGATATGCTTCAAGCAGTTGCAGAAGGTGGCAGAAAAGGTATTACCGGTGCTGACCACTGGACAGATACAATGCAAGCTGTTGACAAGTTTGGCACAATGCGTGAATACACCATTGATGGCAAGAAGTATAAGATAGATCACGGCGGTTCTTTCCAAGAACTACGCCCGTTAGACACAGATGGCAAGGTTGCCTGGATTACACAGATTGCTGCAGTCGGTAACGATGAACTAGGTTCAGTTGCTCTCAAGTATATTGAAATGAAGAGTATGCAATCAAGGCAATCTACAAGAAGTTGATGTCTGAAGACTATGCAAAGCAAAAGTCGCGCTTTCAACTATATGCAGCTGGCAATAATGCAGATGAGTGGACACACGCAACTAATGTGTACAAGGCTACACGTAATCTTTTCACAAAAGCAGATGGTTCTCTTAATCAAGCCCTATTAAAGAAGGCTCGTATTAAGACTCCTACTGGTGGAATCCAGATTAACACACGTAATCTTGGTATTGATGACTTACCTAAGAGCTATGAAGATGTCCCAGAGTTTGTAATTGGTAAGAAGCTAATGCCTATTGCCGATGGCAACCCAGCAGGTAAGATTGTTGGTAAGCACTGGAACTGGCTAGGCGAAATGAACGCCCGTTGGACACGTGAACCTTTGGTTCTATCAGCCTCAGTTGACATCCGTAAAGGATGGAAAGCTGCAGGACTAGAAGAGCGATACCTTAAGTCTTTCACAGATCCAATCCGTAACAATGCAACTTTGTCAGCAGCAGAAAAAGAAGTTCTTATTGCTGATGCTACTAATCGTGCTAAGTCAAACATTATCAATATGACACAGGACCTTGCTAAAGAGCGAGTACTGGCATATGTGGATAACCCAGATGTACGCACACAGTTAGCATTCACAATGCGTAACTTTGCTCGTTACTATCGTGCGACTGAAGACTTCTATCGTCGTGTTTCACGTGCAGCACGTTACAACCCAGAATCTATTGCTCGTCTAGCGTTGACATACGAAGGTGTATCTCACTCTGGCTTTGTCCAGAAAGATGACCAAGGAGATTCTTACTTTATCTATCCTGGTATGAACCAGGTCTATTCAGTAATGGCTGGTATTGCAAAGGTAGCAGGACTTAGTAACGGATTCGTGGCACCAATGCCAGTAGAGTTTGGCGCTAAGCTCAATATGATTACGCCTTCAATGAACCCAGATTCAATCTTTCCAACGTTCTCTGGTCCATTAGCAGCGTTCCCAATGGAACTTATGTACCGCTTCATTCCTTCTACTAAAGAAGCACAGAAGTATCTACAAGGTACATACAGCGAAGATCAACCTATTATTAACGCTATCTTGCCAGCACACATCAATCGTGCGCTAGCAGTTCTAAACCAAGATGAGCGTAACTCACAGTTTGCATCAGCATTCCGTAAGGCAGCAACTTACCTAGAGGCTACTGGACACGGTCTAGTAATCAAGACTGA